CCAGATAAACGCTCGCCTGATACCGCTCGATCCGCAATTTGAATAATATCACCAGGACGCACAACAATTCCAGCATCAATTGCACACGTAAAGCCAACAACGTCTCGCTCAAACTTTTCTGTGTAAAGAATCCAGCGGCCTAACCGTGCAGCCTGCCCTTGACTTGTGCAGCCAAACGCTTCAACGTCTCTACGCACGACGCCATATTTTGCAATGCCTTCTTGGTCTTCAACATATTCATAGCGAAGATCTTGAGCGTTAATGTCGAGGTAAGAAACGCCAACAACTGTCGAACGCTGCTTTAAGCTGCTGCCGGTATAGTTGAAATCGCCAATTACATTTGCTTGGCTAAACAAAAAGACTGGATCAGAAGGCCGATCTTGAGAAATGGCTAGGCTGCCTGCACTCCAATAGCCTTGGCAGCGCATTGTTGAAAGCAGCTTATTGATTAACGTAAATGCTTCTTCGCCAGCCTGAATTGAAACATTACAGCTAAACCTAGGTTCACTGCCGCCGAATCCATTTGGGATTAGCTCGTTATTGTATTTAGACGCAGCAAAAAAGTCATATTTGCTAAGCCTTGAAGCGTTGCCTGTGAAGTTGGCTTTTTCGGCGGCTGTCAACACATGGTCGCCGAATCCATATCTTGTGGATGTTAAAACGTCCCACAATATCCACGCCGGGTCTGAGCACCATGTAGCGGCGCTGAACGTTCCATCCCAAAAGAAGTCGTCAGGATAAATAACCCGACCTGTATCTGAATCGACGGTTGCTCCGTTGGGGATTCTTACTTTTATTCCTTTTATATGGTATTTTCTCTCTGGAATTGCTTGAAACTGTTCGGCATTAACGCGTGTCGCGACTACTGCAGAGTTTGCATACCTAGTTGCAGCTGTTTTGATTTGCGTGAAGCTTGACCAGAATGTGTCATTTTGAAGATGCGGATTATTGGGGCCAGCGTCTACCGTAAGCCTTCGCAGTGACACCTCGACCGTGTCGTCTTCATTTGGTCGATTTAGATCAAATTCAGTAGACCGTTGATATAGGTCACCTGAACGGCCTGAAATAACTTCTCTTGCAACTTCTGTCCTTGTGCCTGTTCCGTAACGCACGCCGACTTGGTAAATAACGGTTGTTCCGCTTACGTCACCCGTTGTCTTGTTTTGTACTTGCAAAGAAGGAACGTTGACGGTGACACGCACTCGATCAACTTCAGTGTCTGATATTGTTTCAATCACAGAAGTGTTATATTTCATCTGCCGACCTACAGGAATTTCCTCTTCACTGCCAACCGACAAAGGTATCTTGTCTTGAATCTGCGTTCCGCGGCGCAAATGCACCTCAACGTCACCAAAGTTACCTAGCCCTCTTGTGCCGTCCGCGTTCTGTGCTTGCAGCCTTGTGTTGTCTAGAAAAATAGACGCGGCTCCGTTCACAAAGCCTTCAATCTCACCTTCAGAAATCAGGTCGTAAACGTAAGCGTGCTGTTTAGAGAATGTATTGTCAGCAGCAGTTACTTGCGCCCGAGAACCACCGCCGCCACCACTACTACTACTACCACCGCCGCCGCCACCTTTGCCTCTACTACCACCGCCACCGCCACCAGAACCAGCAACTCTTAGTCCCAAGCCAGCGTTGTGAACGCGAACATTATTGGCAATAAAAGTGTGTTGGCCTTCAACAGTTAAGTTGTAGACCGTTGCCTTCCCTAAGCTGTCACGAGCAACAATTGGCCGCAAATGATTGCAAACATCAATCAGGCAATCATCCGGACCAAGCGATCCAACCTCGACAAAAGCGTTGTATTGATTCAAAACCCAATGATTGGGCGTAGCGTCTAAATACTCGCCGCCCCAAAGCGTATAGCGAACAACTTGCTCATTTTCGTGCCTGTGAACCGCAAGAACTTTGGCGCTTTGCGTTAACCCTTTGTCATCAAAACTGATGACCTGATCGCCTTCTTTGATTTCGTCAATCCGACGCTGACCGCCTGGCACGCAAACAAGCGTCTCGCCGGTAAAGCATCCGCCACCGCCGCCGCCACCAGAGCCGATAATTCTTGGCTTAATGCTCATAATTCTTTTCCGGTGGCATCAAAAACAAAAACCGTGCCAAGAGCATCGCTTGACGGAACCGCAGGTGCAACCTTGCTGTGAAAAACTTCAACACCTGCGCTGATAACAACACTGCCCACTAAGGTTTTGCCATAAACCATGGGGACTGGCACGCCGGGTCGTGCAACGTTTTGAAGACCCGCAAAACTGAAGCCGTTTCGTGGATCTTTAGAGTCTCGCGGATCATAACTACCGCCGCCGCCGCTGGCGTTAAATCTTGGCATTTGAGGCATTGGCGTCAACAACTCTGCTGTTCCAGATAAAACAAGCCCTGCACCAATTGCGAATAAACCTATAGAACCTGTTGCCGCGAAGCTGCCGAATAGTCCAGCACCGCCAAATGCACCAGCAAACGCACCAGCGCCAAAACTGACAGCTGACAGCGCAATTAACGCAACGCCAGCAATAATCATCCCAACGCTCGAACCATTGTCACCACCAGAACCTGCAACAACTGGAACAATTTTAATTTCAGGTGCTGATGTAGGGAAAAGCGTTTCCTCTGCAGCTTGCAGACCTGCATCACCGCAAAAAATGCGATAACTGTGCTTCCTAATGTGCGCTTCTAAGCCTGAAAAGTTTGCAAGCAGCATCCGAATTGCTTCTGCCGGAGACGCAACATCAGCTTTAAGAACGTCACGCCCTACAAACTTGGCCAACGGCCCATACAGCTTGATTTTACGGAGCATAACGCAACCGCCGTCCTGTGCATGATTGTAGCCAGCCACCGTAGAGATCTCTACTGCTGAGCCGCCGACCAAGGTGATGCAGGATCATGCCATCGCCAATGTAAACGGCGCAGTGGTTTAAACCTTTGCCAGTGATCTGCATTAACAATGCGTCGCCTTTCTGCAAAGTCTCGTCGTCCTTCAAGCGCCGAAAACCTGTTGATTCCCAACAACGGTCAAACAAAGGATCACAATTAAAGTCTTGAAGCGTGACCGGGCGCTCCCAGTCGCGCAAGTAGATGCCTTGCGTTGCGTACCAGTCACGCACCAGAGTCCAACAGTCATGTACGCCCCAGGTCCATTTGCGGCCAATCAAAGGCGCCTTGAAGCCACACGGAACATAGTCAGACCATTGGTCCGTGCATGGGTTGTAAATGTACCAAGGCAAGCCATGCTGCTCTGCCATGGCCTTGTCGGCATCGCTTGGATTTGGTGGCGTTACAGGATGGCTATGGAAAATTGCCGTGATCGTGCCTTTGTCTGACGCTGCTGCGTAATCAGCAGGATTTAGCACAAAATCATCTCGCCGATATTGAGCGATGTTCTCGCACGGCCAATAGACCTCCGCTCCATCAATAACAACAACAAGCCCGACGCACTCTTCTGGTGCGGCTTGTTTGGCGTGGTCTTGTGCTGCTACGCGCCAGGTCATGAATAATAAGAACCGATAGATGGAAAACCGCCGTAGGGCAGATCAGCATTTTCCCCAAAGCGACACTGACAGCTGCTAAGCCTTTTGCCGCAAATGTCATTACTGTCCGACAAAACTGGATCATCATTTATGTTAAAGCGCGTGAAATTAGTTCCGTCAATTACTTTGCCTGGTCCAACCGTTGGGTCGTATCCGCATTCTGCAGATTTGTAAACCCATTGGCACATATTTAGACAAGACCTCTTTGGCGACCTAACGCCAACCAAATCAAAAGCACTTGCCAGCTCAAACTCAATAACGCTGCGAGTCTCTGCTGATTTTCGATCGACAAAATAAACCTCAAGCGGGAACATAGCAGAAGGATCTGCTGTCGCATTTACGCCGCCTGCAAAATTAACCGCGTCCAAAAACTTGGCAAGCGTTCTGATGCGAGTAACCTTGGCGCCTTCTAGCCCTGCTGGCAGTGTTGCGATAAGGCCAGATACAACGTTAAAAAGGTTGCTGACGGCAAGTGTCGGCCTAGGCAAAGAGCCTTTACCGTCATACGCAAAACCCTCTGCTTTAAGCGGCAGAGGGATGTAACTTTCACCGTCAAAGACAATAGGAGCGCTTGTGCCCTTTTGCGTTCCAGTATGGAAGTAATACGTGATGTCGGCACCGTGTTGAGCAGCGTTTAGCTCAAGCTGGAATAATTCAATGATTGCAGAAGGCGATGCCGACTGCAGCTCACTGAAAATTAGCTCAAATTCGTCACCGACAACGTAGCCGGTTCCTTGGTAGTAACCGACTAGGGCATAACGCATGATCAGTCAGTCCGTGCCTGAACCAGGGCAAATGCTATAACTATCGCCTCTCCTAAAGCACCTGCAGAAATGTTAGTAACGTCAATTGTTGCTGAGCCTGCAGCACACCTAGCATTCAAAACATAAGCACCCGGAGTGCCACCACTAACGTGATTCAAAACAAGCAAATCCCCGGCTGCAATTTCAGTATTAGTAAGAGTAAAAGACACAATTGCGTCAGCCGCTAACGACGCATTGTGCATCGTAATTTGCCCGCACTTTTTAGACAAAGTAACGGCTGTGCTTTTGCTTGTTGCTTGAGTAACCGTGCCGCCATCACCAGAAGTTGTGTAGCCAGCCTTGTCTGCGTCAAGGTTGGTGAAGTTGGCATCCATCTCCGTGTGGGTCAGCGGGCTGCCTTTGCCACTGCGGGTAACGATCGTCGCCATGGTGGATTACTCGAAGACTTGACGGAATGATGCCTGAATTGTAGCGCGACCTGTATAAGGCACACTTTTTGTCCAAGACTCACACACCCATTTATAAGCAGTCGTCTCGTCTAAAGGCGTCCAATCAAAGCTTTCCGCGCCATTACGGGCATCTAGGAAGTCTTCAATGGTGTCGGAGTCTGCTTCCGAAATGTTGCTCCATTCCAGAGACCAAACTTTTGGATTTTGATTCAATCCGAAAGTTAGCCGCTTCTCGTAGCCATCGCCAAACTTGACGACCCTTGTGTTTGGCTGGCTTTGCTTTTGCGAGCCGTAGCTTGGATTAGGCGCCGCAGGACTTGTTGTAGGACCAGGAAAAGTAGCCATTAGCGTGCCAATATGCCTCCGGGTCGCTGCTGCTTCCGCAGTTCAGTTTGCACAGCCAAGCCGATAGCCTTGCCAAGCTGCGCTGCGTTTTGGCCGTCGCCTTGCACAGAAGAACCAGAAGCATCAACGTTTACAGTTACGTTAGCGCCGCCCATTGCGTTGTTTGGTGCGATGCTGCCGCTACGACCAGGCGTAAACAGCTCAGGGCCACGTTCACCCACAAGGTATGACGTGCCACCTTTAACGGTGCCGCCAGAGGCTCTGCCACCGCCAAAAAGCTTGGTAAAAATGTTGTTTGGATTGCCACCGCCAAGGCCGCCCAAGAACGTTTGCAGGCCGAATTTCAGCATGATACTGGCAAGGCTTCTCAACGTGTCAGAAGCGACCTCAGCAAGCGACTTTGTGCCTTCCACTGCAGCCGTTAACGAATCAACGATGCCGGTCTGGATTGAATCGCCAATTGCGCGATAAATCTGATCCATTTCAGCAGCAGCAGCCTTTTGTGCTTCTTGCAATTCTTTCTGCCTTTTAACTTGCTCTTCAAGCTGCTGAACATTCAATGCGTTTTGATACAAAATTTTGCCATTTTCCACTCCGTGGTCTCGATACAAGTCGCGCAAAAGGTTTGCGTTTTTAACTTCTTGCTCATTACCGTTTAGAATGCCTTCCAGTATCGCCCTGCGATCGTCAATGCTGCGAAACTGATCTTCAAAAGCTTGGCGTTTGCGCTCTTGTGTTGCGAGAGCTTCCTTCTCTATTCTTTCGGCAAGTTTTGCCATCTCAATCTGTCGCTTCTGCTCTTCTGTCAGCTTTTGGGCAGTTCCAAGTTTGCCTTGGGTCGGCATGACTTCGTTGACAGAAGCCTCTTTTTGCGCAGTGGTTGAACCTCCATTTGTACCCACATCACCTAGCTTTATGGTTTCTTGAATAAAATTGCCAATGCCACCGACTACATTTTGCGTGGTGCTGGTTATTGCGTTAACACCACCTTCCAAAAAATCGCGAATAGGTTTTGGGAGAAAATTGTACGCGGTTTTAATAAAACCAACAATTTGGCTCAAGGTACTTTGGAAAAAGCCGCCAACAGCATCTAAAGCGTTTTTGCCTGTTTCGACAACAACCTTTGCAACACCTCCAACAATTTGACCAATCCTCTTGCCTAGTCCAACAACAAAAGCTTGAAACTGTCTTGCTCGTTTTAGATTTGCCTGAAAAGCTTGCTCAAGCTCAAAAGCTGCGTTAGTGCCGTCAAGCCCTAACGCTTGCATGATGGCAGCGCCAACTTCTCCGACTGCCGCAAAGATCCCACGAATTGGCGCAAGAACATTATTTAAGCCCATACCGAAGGCTTCAACAGTGACAGCAGCAACCTTGAAAGTTTCTTTCAAAAGAATTCCAAGCTCAGACTGGTCAGAAAAAATGTTTTCAAACGACGTTTGCAAACGCTTTAGCTGACCGTTGATCGTGTCTGAAGCCTCAAAAGCCGCTCGAGCTGCAGCGCCTTGAGAATTCTTTTGTTTTTCTAATAGCTCATTGTATTTTTCTGTGTTGTTCAAAAGCGCCAAGATTGACGGGCCAGCCTCTGTTCCAAACGCCTTGATAATAGTTCCAGCATCAGCGCCAGACTTTTTAATTTTCTCAAGAGTGCCAGCAAGGCCGTCAGACTTTAATGTTGACGCATTGATTTCAACACCAAGCGCCTTAAACTCTTTGCCAACTTTTCCTGCAGCAACCTGAGAAAAGGCAGTCTTAAGAGCGGTGAACGTAACCTCAGCACCTTGACCGCCTGCCGTAATTTGTGCAACCGCTGCGTTCACCTCTTCTAAGGGCACACCTAAAGCAGCAGCCACCGGAGCCACCTTTGCAATGTTTGCCGCATACTGACCAATGACGATTTTGCCGTCATTCTGTGTCTGAATAAATCCATCGACCAATTTGGCCGCCTTGTCTGCTTCTAAACCGTAAGCGTTGAGGACAGAAGTCGCCGCGTCTCCAACCGTGTTAATGTCGCTAAATCCACCCGTCGCACCTAAACTTGCTGCTTTCAGAATGTTGGCAGCATCAGCCGCATTTGTAAAACCTGCAGAGGCTACGTCATAGGCAGCACCTGTCAATTCAAGAACGCTTGCCTGACCCAACAGTTCAATGGAAACATCTTTCAACCGTGAAGTCAGTTCCTCGCTGTTAACGCCAAGACTTCGGGTTTTTGCCTCAGCAAAATCCTGCTGAGACAGCACACTAAAAACCTGACCCAAACTTGCAGCCGCGGCCACGACTGCCGTGATGGGACCTAAAGCAGCTGACAGTGCTGCGCCTAGGCCACGGGCACCAACGGCAGCCGCTTTCGCTCCACCAGAAAACGCCTTAAAACCTGAGCCGGCAGCCTTTGTTGATCCGCCGGCATTGCGAACAGCAATCTCAAGCTTTTTGACTTGACTTTCAAGTGACCTGATTTTTTTGTTTGCGTCCTTAGTCTCGACCCTGAACTCAATATTGGATACTGCCACGGCGCCTGCTGCAATATGTTCAGTTTATCGATGACCACGCTTCGCACGGTCCATCGCTTCCTTTTCGCGTTCGCCTTTCAGCTCATAATACGCGGCAAAGTGAATGAACTCCGCATCGGTCAGTTCCGTGCGGAGTTTGCTCACTGTCATGCCAAGCTCGCAGGCTAGATAGAACTCAAAAAAGAGCCAACTATCCTGCGTCAGTCGTTTTTTGCTTCCTTCAGGCTTTCGTCACCACCAAGACCAAACAAAAACAGCTCAACTTCATTCAGCACAGACTCAGGCAATTGACGCTGAAGCTTAGGCGCGTCAGCCATCGCAAAAGCCTTTTCACCGTTTTGCAGTTCTGCCATTTGACAGAGCATGTAGGTGCTGATGTCTAAAGCCTCTTCACTTTGCGCCATCGCTTGCGCTTTCTTGCGATCGGCTCGTGTGATCGGCTTAAAATACAGATCCACCACGGTCTCACCCGCGGCGTTTTTCAGTTCAAACTTTCGACGCTGGTTAAGGTCAAACGCCTCAACCAGCAGATCGACAGTGCGGTTTTTGGGGGCTGGCATTCAACAACAAAACATGATGCCCTGAAGTTTAGTCCAGCTCCGCTGATTATTCAAGGTTGCCGGTAATGGTGCCGCTGGTAATGAAGCTGCAGCTAACAACCACAAGATCGCCAACAGTGGAACTAATCTCCATGTCGGTGATGATTCCAGCAAAGCTGATTGAATCAGTGCCGGTAGCAGAACCGGTAGTGAACAGCTCAAAAGTTGCATCTGCAGGATCTGCAGTGGTCAGCACATCCTCAAGAAAACCAGCTTGACCAGTTGCATCAGGGTCGTAAACCAGCTCAACCGTACCGGAGCCGGAAATCATGCTGCCAACAAACTTGCGGAAAGTGTCGCCATGCACCGAAGTGTCAAGTGTTTCCTTGGTGGTGGTCAAACTCCAGCTGCGAGTGCCAACAATCGTGGCATTAGTGGAGCCTGCGGCATCAAACTGAACAGATCCTTGTTCACCGCGAAGAGTAGCCATGGTCAGAGTTCCTCGATAAATTCAAAGGTCACACGGACCTGAGTTTGAAAATAGCCCTCGGGTACAGGCGAAGCCAATACTGATGGGCCG